TCATTGCCACTGTGCCGGTTCGATTCAGATACTGTGTTGAATCTGAAATGTTGTAAAATATACTTTGATAGTTTTCAGCAGCCTGTGCTTTGATAGTGCCTGTGTATCCAATCAAATCAAATTGAATAGTGGTAATGGCACTTTGTGGTTCAACAAAACTTGAATAAAATTCAGTGGATTGATACGGACTGTAGTTGTTGATTGGTGCTCCACCTTGCAATGCCCAATCTGGATAGTTGCTGGAACTGGATCCACCGTAGCTGGCCTGTGCTGTTAGGTCAGTTGTGGGTATAGTGAGCTCTGCGCTGGGCACAAATTCTGGATAAATGCTATCCACAATGTCCACAGGAGCATTGGCGCCAGCTTGTGCATCAGTAAACACTGCTTCTGTTAAATTACCAGATCGACGACTAATACTGTAGTTTGCTGGTTGTGCCTGAATATAGTTCAATGCATCGGCTGTCAGGGTAACTTTGGCACGTCCGACCTGAGCATTGATAATCACCATTTCTGTGGCATTCATTAGCTCTATACCGTCTTGACTGATCAAGCGGAATACCAATGTGCTACCTGTGATGTTTACAGGTTTTTGGTCTTGGTTGATAAACTCAAATAATATGACATTATCAACACCTTTGTTTATGGTTAGTTTTTTTGCGTACACAGGGTCGTACCTCATAGTAAAGTATGCACCACCGGTGTCAATCATTAATACTCTGGTCTTTTGTTGATATAAATACGCCGTGGTCGAATACATAGGAATCCTCTAACAATATTTATGGGCAATGACATCTTCTCAAAACTTGCTGACAAGTACCCTTTTATCACTTTATGTGTCTATGCTTCTACGGAATATGTTGGAATCATTCAGAACAAAGACGATGCCATTACCACAATTTACGACTTTGGTAGTATACAAGATCTAGAGCAAAAGCGTCAATTTTTAGAATTGGCCAACGTTTGGTGGTGGGAAAGCAACAGATCAATTCCCATCAACATATTTCTAAAAAGCGAATGGGATCCGTTTAAAGAATATTTAAAAACCTTTGTCAACAAAGATTTAGAGATATTGCACGGGCCAGCTTGTAGTTTGATTGATATTGCTAGAAAAAAATCAAAACGTAAATCAATTACCCTGGTCCGACGGATTGATTGAGCAAATTCATGTGTAGTGCTACCAAAGCCGCGTAACTTACAGCGTGTGCTTTTTTGAATGTGTATCCTCGACTGTCATCGCCATTCCATACTGATTCAAACACCTCTGCCCATGGACGATTTTGCAAGTGTGCTTTTCCGGGTCTAATAATACTGATAAAAGCTGCCATACGTGGAATACTATCAGGTTTCATTGTGGCCAGTAATCCTGTATAGTTGCCAATGTGTGCCAGCTGACTGGCCCAGGCTGTATCAGTCCATAAACGGTTCCAATGTGGTTCTTGTGCTTGCATTTCAGCATAGTGTTCAGGATTCCGAACTAGATTGTAAACACTCATGTTAAGAAAGTCTATTTTAAAGTAGCCACGTTGTTCTGCTAGTTCATAGTCTATGGCCGCACATTGGTTCACAGGATCGTAGGGTATATCTGTTACATACACACCTGAGTTATGTCTACGTACCTGTCCTTGGTGAAGTTGACGTGCTGAAGTATGCGGAATCAGTTTTAATACTGATTCTCTATCAGCAAAGTCTAAATCAATATCTGCGCTCATAGCACAATTATAGCAATAATAGCAATGTAAGTCAAATAGTGCAGAGTCTGATCTAGCCCAAACCAAATCCAAAAACGATGATCCTCAATGGTCAGTCCACGACTCAAGTTGGTTTTGGCCCAATCGATGTGATAATGGATTGCGCTGTCTATTAGTGCAATAGTAACAGCATCTTCTGGTCGGACAAATCCTATCAACACAAAGAATGTCAGTAATCCGTGCATCAACGCATGAATCATTCCGCCCGTGGCGCCATAATGATCTTTGTCTCGAACCATGTAGGGAAACTGCCACAAGAAGTCTGCCAAGAAATGTTTGATGCCAAACAATGCCAATAATATAACTACTGTTTCCATTACCACCCTGCTTTCTTTAAAATGTCTCGGGCATACTCTTGATCAGCCATGTAATCAGAAAACTTTTTAGACCAAACTTCACTGTCAATGTAGGGCCAGACCATGGCTACTTGTGTGGCATCAAGTTCGTTTAAAAACTTCAGGCCTGATTCTGAATTATACAATACCCAGGCGCTGATACGTCCTGTGGTCACTGCATAGGCCATGGCGTTTGAGTTACCGTATCGTAGACAATCCTGCGCTGGATGCCCGGACTTCTCTGCCCAGTCTATACTGAACTCTACTGCACGAGCCAAGGCATCGTTTACATTCTCTAGCTTGAGATAGTCCAACAAGTATTCGGTATAGATACTATCCTTGCACCAGTAATCAATCTTTTTGTTTTGGCGGATCAACCACTCTGTAAAGCGTGCTGGATTAATGGCCTTGATAGATACACAGTAACGGCCAAACTTGACAAACGCACGATAGAAACTTGATTCAGCAAAATGCTCAAATGTTTTTAACTTGGCTGACCCTTGTGTTACTTCATAAAACTTGATATAGGCTTGATAGCCTAGTTGAACGCCACGTTCATTTTGTTCCTGATAACGACGCTTGGGCTCACATACGTGAACCGCTAGAGTTGTTTCTTTGGAGAATTCTCGTTTACAGTACCTACACTGATACATTATTTGTTGTGGCCGTGTGCCTTGATATATGCATCAAGTTCTTTTTTAGTAGTGATGGCCGCCAGTAATTCCAACTCATCTGCTTTCCGGTTGGGAAACAATTCAGCCAATTGCTTTTTTACAGCACCGGCTCCGGCGGCTGTTTCTTTCTTTTTAGGAGCAATCCAGTTGTGGCGATGTGTGCCCATGCCGGGACTAACTGCTGTGGCCATAAGCCACTGTAGTTTGGGATGACGACTCAGTGCAAAGAAGTGTTTGTTTAAGTAATGGTTGGTGCTTTGCACATAGTATTCTTGCAATTCACGTGATCCGTTGATACTTGATCCCCACCGAATCATTAGAAACGTGCTAAACTTTTTACGCTCTTCGTCGGTTAAGTTGTCATAAAATGTTCTGTCTTTGCGATCAAACACATTCATTTCATTGGCAATGTTTAGTTTATCACTCATTTTTTACTTAACTCGTACAATATTTTGACACGTTCCAAGGCTTCTTGTAGTTTGGGATCGGTCTTTGCAGCATGTCTGATGTCTTTCCATACTTTTTCTTCTTTAACACCTGTTACACGATCATAATCCTGAGGGCTTTCGTATCCTACAACAAATCTAGTGTCTGGATTGGCGCCGACTTCTCTAGCATATATAACACCATCGGATCGTTCATACACATAAGTTGCTCCAGGAGTAAGACTGCCCATTAGTGATTCCTTTTGCCATCAAACACACAGTTAAACAACAAATACATTTCTCCATCGTTGATTACTCTATGAAATGCTCCGTCAGGAATCAAAATAATGTCCCCAGCATTAACTCTAAACTTTTCATCGTCTACACTCATCATGCCTGTGCCTTGCACAAAGAAATACACTTCTTCTTGTCCAGCATGGCTATGTCCACGTGTGGCTTGGCCACGATACAGCTTTGTTGAGCTTAACACAAGATTGTTTAGTGTCTTGTTGTCTTTCAGCAGATACGTTTCGTTGTCTTTGACAACTTCACCACCGATGTTGTAATTGTCGTATTTGAGTTGCATTACCAAGCCTTGTTATAATCTACAATTTCACAGTTGCGACTGATGTCTTTGACAAAGTAAACACATTCTGGCTTGTCGCTGTTGTCCAACGGAACACACAACATTTGTCCGTTTTTTAGCTTAGGTGCATACCAGCTTACTTCTTGGTATACGTCTACAATCTCAATATCTGGAAAGCTAGGTCTAAAACTGCTGAGTGGATTGAACTGAAATGCTTTGAATCCACGATCATTGATCGACGTCAGTGGTAGTACTTCTAGATCTCCTAGGTCGGGCTCGCCAATCAAGATTTGCCAATCCACTGGCATTTTGATTTTTTTGTTGCCAATACGTAGTACCAAGGCAGGAGCATTGAAACTTTCCAAAAAGATCAAAGGAATGTAGTGATAGTCTGGATCAGCAGGTGTGCTGTTGTCTAATATAGCAAAACGCATGTCATCTACTTCTTCGGGCAAATGATCAAGGTCAAAACTTTGGTTGTCTAATGTTAGTATTCTCATAGTGTTATTTTACAGT